AATGTATTCGGTTTGTGTATCAAGATTTTGTGATTGAACTGAATATTGACAAAAAAAATGGAATAGCATTTCGAGACTGTTTCTTACAAAAAATAGGTGAAATGGTGAATAGTTTTCAAGAAAAACATTTTAAAAATAGGAAAATCCAAGAATATTTACAATTGGATATTGCATTTCTGACTTTCGATCATAATTGGAGAAAAACAGGCAAATATAATCAGGATGAACTAGTATTCCCTTCTTTCAAAAAAATATTTTTTGTCAATGAAGAAACTCAGAAAAAGTTTAACGAACACAAGCAGATGAGAAACATCAAATACAAACTAACCGATTTTATAGTGTGATTATAAATGATTTCGCATCTGAAGAACTCTATATCATGAATAATATATAATCATCTACATAGAATATTAGTCTTTAATGAACGGTATACTGTTTTTTAGCTTTTATACATGATACAATCAACTTTCATGTCTGTATCAAGTTCGTACACAAAAAAGTTTCTCAATTTGTTTGGTACAATAGATGTAGTATTTAGCAACTTCTCTGTTTCACCTGATTTCGTAATATAGTACACATTTTCCATTTTATCTTTGAGTGATAGTGTGATAGTGGGTGAATCACAATTGATATAAAACTTGTTAATCTTATAGATATTCAAAATAATTGTATCAACCGCTACAGTCTTTTGAGTGCAAATTTTAGCGTTTTTGAGAATTTCATCCATAATAGATGGATGACTCTTTGTTTTAATTTGATTTTCCCTTTGAAGAGTCATCTTGATTGGCATCTGTGAAAACGCAACAGTGTTTGAAGAAACATTAATAATTGTCGCAATCACAAGAAGAAGCTTACCGTATGTAGTCATTCGTTATATAATTATATGTTATATATTCTTATATATTTTTAATATACATTATGGTAAGAAAAATATACAGGATTATACAAAACGATAGATTATCAGAAGCATTGCTATCAAAGTCTCAAGGGGTTTAAGGAAAAATAGTACATCACAGTACTTTTTTACAAAATTGATAAATTTGTTTTCTTTTTCTAATATTTCTTCTGTGATGTACTATTTTTCGTGATACTAATGTATTGTTTAAATCATTCTAAACGTTTCATTAACTTTCAAAGAAAAAATAACGAAAAATTGCTAACAAAGTCAAAAAAGACAAGAAATATGTAGAATGTCAACTTAATAATTGTTTACAAGAAACCAGAAAATCACAATATCCTTGGTACCCGAAATACAAACATTTTATGAACATTTTCTCGAAAGATATTTCCAAAAAGATGTTGTCGAATATGATAAATTTCTTAATAATCGATGGAAAATAAAATAAAAAAATATCATAGAGTACATCTATTCATTATTTTTAGAATTTTATAAAAAAATAATTGTTTTTAGATTTTATCACAGAGATGTACTATTTTAAAAGGTCTTTTCCTCTATTTATATTCCTTCCCAATTTTACAATATCTTATACCTCTCTCACCCTTAGTATACACTGTTAATTTTCGCAATTTACCATCCTAACGATATCTTCTCATCCGTTCTTCTATATTCTGATTTTGTTGGGTTTGTTGAGTTTGTAAAGGTCTTTTGAGGTTTTTGTTGGGGTTTTGATCTTTGTTTGTTTGAGATTTTTATGTTGTGTTTGATGGTAGCATTGGCCTAAGGTTTCATCTAATCATATTTTTATTCAACATATCTTCTAGTTTCTGCAACCTCGCTTCTATTTTCTGCAACCTCTTTTCTACTGTTTCTACTGCTTCTGCTGCTTCTTCGCCTGCTCCTCGTTCTTCTTTTCCTGCTTCTACTGTTGCTTTTACTGTTTCTACTGTTTCTACTCCTGAAGTTTTAATCCGACCACTGTGTATGTGTAAAAGTATTTTCAAAAAAATTAATATAGTATCGTCAAACACTGGAAAAAAAGGAAAATACTTCGGATCATCCAGACGTTCATAATACTCCAAATTTTTATAGATTTTATTTATTGTTATCATGTTCAAGTACTTCCATTCATGATCCATGTTTTGAGCAAATATAAGAATATGTTCTAATTTAAATACTGTTTTGTGTTTTTTATAATCTTTTAAGAATGCTGTTGTGTGTTCTTGATAATTTTTAAAAAAACGTCCCAAAAATTCTGTCGTCCTAAAAAGTGTTTCATTTTTTAATTTAAAATCTTGATTCTTAATATATTTTACTAAGTCATCATATATTTTTTTTAAAATATTTATAATTTTAGAATTTGCATTGTTGAATTTTTCAATATCATTTTTATCTACCACTTTTGAATTTCGAATATTCTGTACCGATGTAAAAAACTCACCCACATATGTTATCCACGAATTATAATTTATTTCGGGATCTAAAAGATTTGATTTTTTAGCAAATAGGAAAATTGTCTCCAAATCATTTTTAACTATATTAATGTCAATTTTTACCTTCTTAGGGTCTTCTTCATACTTTTCATACACCTTCGTCAATTTTTCATTAAACAACAAAGTTTCTAAATTATACACGCTCGTCAATTGTCCCAGATGTCCCTTTTCCAAATCATCCAAATTATCCAAAGCATCCAATTCTACCTCCCCCCCTATTTGTTTAACCTGCTTTTTGTATTCATTGAGTTGTATATACTTTTTGCCAATTTTTACATGTTTTTCACCTTTGCCATTTTTTAAATAGGTTAAAATATACTCGTCGTTTATTTTGGCCTTTTTGGATTCAATCCATTTATTTCTTACTTTTTTTTCACCCATCTTTACAATATAAACATAAAATATTTTTGATCTATTCTTCTATAATACAAAAGATGATCTGAATGTATTAACCCCAATGTTTTTATTGGGAAATTTTAACAATCTACACAATCTATTATTAAGACCAGACAAAGCTGCGCTATTCAATATATATGATATAGGTTTATGACATTTGATATCATCGTTATATATCATTTGACATTTGCCATCGTCTGTTATATGAACATAGTTTTTACCAGGTTTCACATCTTTTACATCTTCTATGAAAAATGATATATAATATGTATCTGATTAAAATATAATGATTTTAAGTATAATTTCAAAAAAATGACATTCAAAATTAAGTTAATAATATTCAACAATGGGTACGGGTTTGTCGTCTAATAAAATGCAAAAACAAGAGTCGTTTGTTCAACAAAATTTTGCAAAAGAGAAAAGTCGCATTTCTTTTATAAAGAATGTTGATGGAACAAACAGATATTCGGACGAACAAATAAAGATGAAATTAAGACAAGATTATAAAAACAGTGTGGTTATATGAAGTATCTTTATTATAAATATGATTATATACCATATACTCACTGTGGAGGTCGCTAATTTCACCAATAAAAAATTCAAATAAAAAACTTTTTCATGGGTTTTTTTCTTCTATTGTTTGTTTTCCATAGCGTTTGAACATATACTCCGATATAACAATAAAACCATAAACAATGAGATTATCAAAGTCTTCTAATGAAACATCAATTTTTAAGTGATTATCTTCAGTAAGAAATTTAATTGCAGAATCATAAGGAGATTTATCAAATTTTACAGTATTTGTACAATTTTCAAATTCATTTTCTGCATTACTTTGTATGACACTTGCAATCAATATTTGAATCATTCGAAATCCATATTGTAATAAATTTATATCTAATTCATTGGGTGGTATAGGTTTTGGAAGTTCTGAATCACCAGTACATAATTGTAAATATGAAATATTAAATGCTATCAGAAACGAAATAGACGAAGATAATTGGGATGTTCAAGACATGATCAACTATTTTGGACATTTAGATACTGAATTTATTACACTAAGCACAAGAAGAAACAGATATCAAAAATATGTTCAAACTTGGAATTCAAGATTAAGGAACAACGGTTTTGAACAAGAAATATTTGATAACACAAAAAGTATTGATAAAAAATCTTTATCGTCAAAGAGTATCGAACCTGATGAAAATATTGATACAATTTGTGCTGATAAATTTGTAAATATTGATCAAAGTTTTAAGAAATTTAAAAACAAAATGATGCGTATTTGTAATATAAACAAACAGTATTCGTCTTTATCCGATAATGAAATAAAAGAAATATTTACAAAGTTCAATAAAAAAGAAAAGCAGTTTTACATCAATATTGTAAACTATCCTTCAATATTATCACTATTTATGGGTTATTTAATGTATAATGACGTTAATTTTATGAATACTTCAAAGTTTGAAGTTGATAATCTGAAATTAAACGACGAAGGTAGACTTGATAGGTCTGATGGGTCTGATATGGGTGGTCTTAGTAGACAAATGATAACCAATATTTCAAATGAGTTATTTGAAATGAAAATATTTATAAAACCTTCAAATTCCACAAAATATGTTTTCAATCCAGAATTTAAATTTTTGGAAGAACACGTGTTCTTCTTGCAGATATATTTCGAAAAAAACGTCAAGAAAAGAACCGAGAATGAAATTGAAAGATTGAAATATTTACAAAGAATGATTCAGACTGATGAAATTTATATTGAATTTTACACATTTATAGGAAGGTTGTTATCATTCTTTTTAATGAATTCGTTCAAATTACCTCATCATTTATCAACACATATTTTGAATAGTTTCATATATAAACAGGATAAAATCAAAGACCATGACCATATTTTCTATGTTTTAAATGATTTTCCCGATATTTCAAATACTATGTTAAATATAATGAAAACTAACCCAGAAGATATCGAAAGTTATGGTATTGAATACAACGACCTTTATAAAATTCAATACGATAAAAAAGATGGTGATGCCGTAACATCTCAAAACTTCGAACAATATTTTATTGATTTTGCAAAACACTTAAATATTCATAATACAATTCCTGTTTCTGAGAATAGAAATCTCGATATCGATTTCAGTCAGTATTATGAAAAATTTACCCAAGGTTTTAATAACAATTTACGCAAACTGTTCCAAAAAACGAAAATATCACACTTAAATATTGATAAAATGTTAACTAAAGAAGAACTAAATGGTGTAATATTAAATCAAATATCGGACAATATTTTTAGAAACATTTCTTTTACCAAAATTACAGGAAATAATAATGCTACAGATATTGAAGAATATAATAACAAAGGACATCAATATGTTGAGAAATATCGAACATATATTCACAATATATTACTTAACACCAATAAATGGTTTTCAAAAGAAGAACACGATACATTTATTAAAAAGATGCTGGAGTTTTGGACAGGAATTGATTTCTTTAAACCTGAAATTAATTATAAAATTTTGATAGAAATTAATCGTCAAACAGGATATGCAGTATCACATACATGTTTTAATAGGGTAGATGTTCCATTATATCAAACAGAAAAACAATTCTTTGATAAATTTAGATATGCAGTTGAAAACTCATATAATACGTTTACAATAGCGGGTGGTAAGGGAAAATAGTACATCACAGTACTTTTTACACAAAATATAAAATTGTTTTCTTTTTCTAATATTTCTTTTTGTGATGTACTATTTTTATTAAACACATATGTTCATAACGTTAGACCTTTCTTAAGAAGTCGGTTTCTTATCTGTGTCTGTTCTTTATCATTTTTAATTTTCTTACAATGCGTGTTTCAACCTCATTATCATACTTAAGTCTTTGTTTTTGAATGATTTTGTGGAAGAAAAACACATACAATATATTGTTTCGAACTCTTCATCATCTCTGTCGTTGGTATTTTGTTGGATATATTTTTCACGAATTGTTTGAAAGTTTTGAACAATTTATCTCTTTATTTAAGTAATGCACATCATAAAAAAGTTCATAAACAAATTCTTTAATCAACCAACTTGTAAATGTGTGTATTGTGATAAAAAAAAAGTGATTGTGACTGTTCGTGTAAATTGCGATTTCGAGAGTGTTTGTAACACGACATTGGAATCTATTCAATTATGCAAAAATTGTTTATTTAAAATGGCACAGAATGAAATGATAACGGTATCACTTTATTCTCTTACAAGAATTTCTGTTTTTAAATTACTTGATAAAGTCGATTTATCCGAAAAAGGAAAACAATCGTTAAAAGAAATGCAAAATGCCTTAAAAAAAGAAAGGGAATATCATATACAATCATTCAATTCATAACTCGTTATTTTACACCCTTGAAGATTTAAAATGGCACAAAACTTTTTTATTTTTATATTGTAATATTATGAAACATAAGACAGAAGATTATAAATTATCAGCAGTTAAATATTACTTATCTAATAGTTTTAGTTTAGACCATATATGTAGTATTTTTGAATGTAAAAAATCTTTATTAAAAAGATAGATTGAAAGATATAATGAAGAAAAAGAATTGAAAAGATATAATAGAACTAAAAAAATTATGTAAATTATTTTAATTATGCTTATAAGAAAGAAAATCTTAAACCTGAGTACAGAACATACATTAAAATTAGAAGAAAAAAATATAAGAACAAAGCGATATGTATTTATTGAGAAGTAATTGTTTTTATTTATACAAATTTAATATTATTTGTGTATTTTCATTCATATTCATACATGTCATATTCGACATATGTTCATAACGTTAGACCTTCTTCGAATACATTCATAATTCTTATCAAGGTCTCATAGGGTTTAAGAAAAAATAGTACATCACAGTACTTTTTACACAAAATATAAAATTGTTTTCTTTTTCTAATATTTTTTTTGTGATGTACTATTTTTATTAAACACATATGTTCATAACGTTAGACCTTCTTCGAATACATAATATAATTCTTATCAAAGATAAAATCAGTCCTCTCGTGACTAAATTGTATGGTTCGACTGCTCATCCTTGCCATTTACAATACTTTTATTATTTTTAATTTTCAAACTTATCTCGCGTATAAGAGTGAAAATGAATGCTAAACACAATACAATAAAGAAGAAAATAATAAACCCTACTTTTATCAAAAATATATATGGAAATACAAATGCAGGGTTTGGAAAACTTAGGTTTGACTTGTGCTGCAAATAGTTTGATACAAATGATGTGTAGAAATAACAACATAAGAAATATCATTCTAGAAGATAATATTCCGCATAATACTTTGTCACATGAATTGAAAGAAATCAATTATTTCAATCAAGAGGTCCAACAAAAGTAATTATTAGCCATATTTATGTTTACAAAGTTTTTTGATAATGGTTTCTGTCTTTATGTTGACTATTTTTCCATTGATTTTTTTTGTACACTTAATCTTTTTATTTTTCGCTATATTTAGCAGTTTTTCTAAACTGTATTTTTTCAATCTTTTCATATACTTTTGCTTATTAAGAGACTTACTACCTCCTATACTCTCTGATCTTGTATCACTTCCTGAGCTGCTTGGACTACTAGCAAAATTATATGATTCTTTTACTCTTTGCTTCAAATTTTTGAACAATTGTTTTGTATCTTTTATAAGTTCTATATTGTTATTATCTAAAAATTCATTCAATGTTTCTTCTCCTTTTTTATCATCACCAATTTGATTACTATTGTCATCAAGTTCTTTATAATTGGGATAGAATAAATATAAAGTTGAAAAATCTTCATTGCAATATAAATATTTCAATGATTCTTCTGTTAATAAGATATCTTCTGTATCTTTAATATCTTCTGTATCTTTAATAATTACTCCAGAAACATAAAATTTATTAAAATTATCAGAATATGGGGAATCAAGTTGTGCATGTGGAAGCTCAAGATTATAATCAAGTTTGTTATATTTTGTTATATTTATTTTAGTATTATCTATTGAAAACTTGTGTAATTCAACACCTGGATTATATTGATTATATTGAAATATATGAGATATATGTTCTGCTTCATTTGTCGCATATAATTTTGAATGTGTGAATTTATAATTATAATAACGATTCTTTAATTCTTCCCTTCGAAATTTCGTATCGGTTGCCCTGCTATCAAGCAACTTAAGAAAATTAGCAGCCCTTTTTTTAACAGGCGATAATGAAGGTGACCGTTGATTAGCAGGTTTTTTTTTAACAGGCGATAATGAAGGTGACCGTTGATTAGCAGGTTTTTTTTTAACAGGCGATAATGAAGGTGACCGTTGTCTTTTGTTTGGCATATATATTCTTCTCTTATAGGAGGAAAAAAATAATAACGCGTTCAAAACTCTTATGTCTAATAAACTAATAAAGGAAGGGCCTAATAAACTCATAAAGGAATGGTATTTTATTGTGACAACAAAGATGTAAATATATCAAATGAAATATCAGACGTTGAAAAATATCACCAAAGTCTACAAAATTTGAACTAAAATAATAACACGAGAAGATGTCGCAAGAAGATGATGTTGTATACATGCGCTTGGAAGAACAATTTGCGATAGAAGCACTATCAAACAAGATATCCAACATACTCAGTGTCATCAATACAGGAAAGAAAATCACAAAGGGTATTGTGCAAAACATTTTACTTTTGTGGGACGAAGAGCGTAGAGATTTCAGCACTCCACATGCAAAGGAGGTCGTGAGATTCAGAAAGTCGTTCCTTATCAAGGTCAACAACCGCGCCAAGATGCTTAAAATGCCTGTATTCAAAATGTGGGAGGATGCCATCGAAGTGGCAATGGGAGACATAGACAATCCTTTCCTTGGTGACATTCGTGATATTTCCAAACTTTCTGTGTTTCCAGAAGGCATTTATGTCGGAGAACTTCAAGATGGAAAACCACATGGTAAGGGTGCAATGGTGCTTCGCGAGCAATGGAGTTTTTACAAAGGTATGTGGAAGAATGGTTTGTACCATGGTGTTGGAAATTTGATGTTGAAGCGTTATAAGAAAGCATATAAGATTGATTTTCATCGTGATATCACACAGAGGATGCGAAATATTTACGAAGGAGAATGGAAAAACGGTGAGAAGCATGGTAATGGAAAATTAATCCATATTGACAATCTTGATCCATATGGCGACGATGACGACAATTGTTATATTTATGAAGGCAATTGGAAGGAAGGTACAAAGCACGGCATGGGAAAGATTATTGAATATTCTCATATTAATCCAATTGACAGAGTGTATGAAGGAGAATGGAAAAATGACTTTTATCACGGCAAAGGAAGATTTTTCTATAGTTCTGGACACATCTATACTGGCGACTTTCGTTGTGGACAGAGTCATGGTGTTGGGAAAATAATTTACTACGAAAATAATCCATATGACGCCGATTGGTATGAGGGAGACTGGAAAGATGATGCAGAATATGGCAAAGGAAAGATGAAGTTTATGAATGGCGATTTGTACGAAGGGGAATATTACAACTTTAACAAAGTCGAAATGAAATATGCTACAAACCGTCATGGAGTTTTTCATAATTACTGGTATGAAGGCAAGAGGACATATGCAAATGGTGATGTATATGTTGGGAAATTTTACAGTCATCTCAGATGGGGAAAAGGTGAAATGTCTTTCAAACACGATGGATCGATTTATACAGGGACATGGAGCAATGATGAGATGCATGGAGAAGGAAAATTTACATATTCGGATGGTACGATTGATGAAGGAAAATGGCGGCACGGTGTTCGTTTAGACGATGATGCAAGTATCAAAAGTTTCGATTCTGAATTGTGTATGGTGTCAGATTCAGACGAGTCATCTGACAATTCATACGATTCTGACGAATCCATCGAAAAATCTGAGAAGTGTCCGTCTTGTAAAACATTGACATCTTCTTTCATTAAGTCTTTTCCTAATCCAAATGTAATGTGTGTATGTTGTCGTGATGAATTTTGTCCAATTTATTGCACGATGCCATGTGGACACTTCATATGTGAAGAGTGCAAAGATACATATTACGATGATAACATCCTAGACATTGGGGCACTGACTGTAGATGATTGATAATTTTATGAAATAAAAAACTATTATGTGATTTTATTGAGAATTTCATTTCAATACTATTTGTATAATGTTGATATGGTACTGAATATATTACACCAACCGAAAAGATAAATGAGACAAATATCTTTAAGATAAGTGTAAATGAGTCCTTGAATGAACCTAACTACCATTTGACGGCTTTTTACTAATATGGAAGGTTAAACCGTAGTTCTTTTTTGCTTCTTCTAATGTATTTATTATTGTTTTTAATGTAAAAGACTTACCTGTTCCTGCTGATCCTGTGAGAAGAATATTATGTCCTTGTTTTACCAATTCAACCGCTTCTTTTTGTTTTTCATTAAGCTCTGTCATTTATAAATAATGTTAAATGGTTATGTAATGATATCTTTGTATAAATGATTATCATTTTTTATTATTTCTACCACCTGTAAATTTGCAAATTTTATATGACATACTTAATATCATGATGTGGTGTATTATATAAAAAAATATCAAGATTTTTAAAATTAAATTTATTTATATAATAATCCCATAATGTATGTAAATTATTAAAATCATAATCGTCCATAATTAATATACAACCTTTCTTAGATAATCTATATGAATTTATTATATCTGATGTAGCAATATCTGTAGAATGACCACCATCTATATGTATAATATCAAAACAATCATTTACATTTTGTAATGTTTGAGTACTATCTCCAAATATTATATTAATTCTATCTCCATAAGTCTCTTTTATTTTTTCATAACATTTATAAGTATATTTATGCTCACCTAAATCAAAACAAGAAAGTTTGATATAAGGGTTTGATATTAACATTAATAAAGCAGAAAATCCTGAATTAAAACCGATTTCCATAACTTTTTTGATTTTTTTATTTAATAATAAATTACTTATATTTTTTGTTTTATTTAAAAATTCATCTGTATACGTAATTGTATTATGACGCATGAATATATTACCTTCTAAAAGCTCTTGAGAATCATGAATTATAGGAATTAAGTATTTATTTATATATTCTTTTGTTTTTTCAATATTATTACATATTATATAATCTTTAATATTATTTAAAAATTTTGTCATATTTATTATTTTATGTTGATATATACCTGGACCACCTGGAAAATGATGTATTATCTTGTCACTATTTATATTATCATCATTATTTACAACATATTTTTTTAAAATTTTATTATTAAACATATTGTATTTAAATGCATTTACATTTGAAAATAAACATTTAATGAGTTTATCTATGTTTGTAAAATATAAAAAAGCAAAAATAATGCCTTTTTAAATTCATATTTATCCATCATCCGTGTACCAAGTT